GGTTGCAGGCGGTTGTAGCGCCGGATGCTGATCACATTATCCGCTACGGCGCCAACGCGGCAGCGGATGAGTCGATCACCACGACGGCGACCTTCGCGCTGGGCATCCTCGATACGGCGGTCGAGCGCGCGCATACGCTCAGCCCCGGCATCCGTCCGATCAAGGTTAACGGGCAGGACCATTTTGTGGCTTTCCTGCATCCGTACCAAGTCACGGCGATGCGCACCAGCACCTCGACCGGGCAGTGGCTCGACATCACCAAGTCGGCATATCAGGGCCGGGGCGAGGATGACAACCCGATCTTCAATGGCATGTTGGGTATGTACAATAATGTCGTGCTTCATGCCGACAAGCGGGTGACGCAGGGTTCTGCGGCTGCCGGTACGGCGGTAACGACCGTGCGCCGTGCGGTTTTTTGTGGCGCACAAGCGGCCGTCATGGCCTTCGGGCGAGATGGGGGGCCGGAGCGGTTCAACTGGGTCGAGAAGACCTTTGACTCAATTGCGAACGATAACGACGCTTCTATTTCGTTCGCGGCGTAGGGTCCTTCAGGGAGTAATCCCTGTCGAAGAACCGGGTGAATTGCTGGAAGGCCCTTAGAGCCTCTTACACCACAACGTGGCCGGCGACGGCGAGCGTGATGGTTTGAAAAGTGAAGAGGATTGGGTAATCAGCAGCCAAGCGTGACATTCAAGTTCTCTGTATGAATTGTAATCAGGGCAAGCATCGCAACGGCGGGATTTGCCCTCATGTCACGAAGGTCCAACGACTATCCCGAGAGGGAGTAGCTACCAAGCGGTAGCGAAGCGCCCGGCCCCTCGCAAGAGGGTGATAATATAGTCTCCTCCACCTTCGAAAGGGGTGGCAGCCCGCAAGGGCGGTCGAGGAAATAGCTAGCCTCGGCGAAGATCAGGATGATAACCAGTTGGGCATCAGTGCCGGTCTGATCCACGGCATCAAGAAGGTCGTCTACAACTCCAAGGACTTTGGCACAATCGTTCTCGCAACCTACGCTACGGCGTCGTAAGGAGGGTTGAGCAATGGCACTCGCAACCTACACAACGAGCGTTTACGCCGCTCAACCCAAGTACACGCACATTGGCGTCGTCGAGGTGTCTGGCAAGTTTGCCTGGACGGCGGCGGGGTCAGTCGGCGATATCATCTATGCGGCCAAGGTGCCGAATGGAGCACGCATCGTCGATTTTCACGAATACCACTCCAACGGCCAGACGGCGGCAGCGATGGATTGGGGCTTCAACCGCGGCATTGCAGCGGGTGGCGGCGCCAATGCGTCGTGCCTCATCTCCGGGGGCGCGGTGGCGACCGAAAATCGCCTCGCCTTCGCGGCATCGCCGAATGGGGGGCCGCTGACGATCTCGCTGTCTGATCTCGATCCGACCGGCTTTGCCGTGCTGATCGGGAAAGCGGCGAGCGGTACGTTCACGATCTCGGTATCGGGGGCGTTCAGCCTCCTATATCGGTTCGAGGGGCCGGCCAACGTCTGATGAGTTGTTTCAACTGAAGAAGGGTCGCCGTTCATGGTTCCGACATTACTCGATGAGGCGAAGGCGCTCGTTCTCAAGGGCGACATTGACGCCGCGATGCGCAAATGCACGGAATTCCTGAACGGCGACTTCTTCAACGACGAAGCACTTTTCATGCTCGGTAACTGCTTCAATGTTGGTGGGATGCATGGGCTGGCGGCTGTCGTTACGTCGGCGGCGATCGACGCGCGGGCATCACGAGGCGGGCAATTCCCCGAGGCGCTGCTGAACCTTGGCGGCTCGTATAAGGCGGGGCGCCAGAATGATATGGCGGAGCGGATTTGGGCTAAGGCGTTGAGTTGCGAGCAGCAGCCACGCCGGCGGGCCATCATTATGTCAAACATGGCGGGGCTCTACGTCAACGAGGGGCAGCCGGAGCGGGCGATCGAGTGGTGCGACTGGGCGCTCAAGGAAGATCCGGGATGTCATGCGGCCGCGACGCAACGTGGGATGGCGTGCCTTGAATTGGGGCGCTGGCGTGAGGGATGGGAAGGCTGGCGGCATACATATGCTTCGCACGATCGTCGGCACCGGAACTACGGCGAGAACATCCCGCAATGGACGGGGGCGATGGGGCAGACTGTCATCGTCTATGGCGATCAGGGCGTGGGCGATGAAATCTATTACGCTTCGTGCCTGGCGGACATGGCGGAGGTTTGCCGCAAGGTGATCCTCGATTGCCATCCGCGCCTCGACAAGCTGTTCGCGCGGTCGTTCCCGGAATTCGAGGTATACGGAACGCGTAAGGATCTGACCGAGTTGCCGTGGCTGCGGGATTGCGGCGCGCAGGCGGCGGTGGCGCTGGCTGATTTGCCGGGGCATTTTCGGAACACCGATGCCGAGTGGGGAGACGGGCGAGCATATCTGAAGGCAGAAACGCCAGGGATTGTTGTTGGCGCAAGGTTTTCGCCGCGTATCGGCATCAGTTGGACGGGAGGCACAAAGCGGACGCGATCCGACCTGCGCAGCATCCCAATTGAGATGCTTGAGCCGATCTTGCGGGCACGGCCGGACGCGCAATGGTTCTCGCTGCAATATACGCCGGACAAGGCGGAGAACCAGCCGGACGCGGCGCGGCAGGTATGCGAGCTTGAGGAGCGCACCGGTCTTCGTATTTCGCATTATCCGGGATGGGTTGAGTGTTTCGATTACGACCACACAGCGTCGTTTGTCTCGTCGCTTGATCTGGTGATCACGGTTTGCACGACGGTTCACCATCTCGCCGGGAGTATCGGCGTTCCAGTCTGGACGCTAGTGCCGAGTCGCCCGAGCTGGCGGTATCAGCTAAAGGGCGAGCGGCTTCCGTGGTATGGTAGCGCGCGACTGTTCCGTCAGGAGACGGACGGAGATTGGTCTGGGCCGATCGTGCGGGTGGCGCAGGAGTTGGAACGCTTGTGATGCTCATAACTGAACCGTACCGCGAGTTGAACGCCGCGCTGCACGTTAGCAATCCGGCCTACGGCACCTCGGGCGGCAAATGGGCGGGTAAGGTGCATCGGCTGGCGCGGCAGTATGAGGCGCGGTCTGTACTCGACTATGGCTGTGGTCGCGGGACGCTTCGGGATACGCTGCTGAAGATTGCGGACGGATGGCCCGCCATATATCTGTGCGCCGAGTATGACCCGGCCATCGAGGGCAAGGACGCACGGCCGAACCGGGCCGACCTGGTGGTCTGCGGCGACGTGCTGGAGCATATCGAGCCCGAGTGCCTGTACGCGGTGCTCGACGACATCCGCGACCTCGCGCGCAAAGGAGTGCTGCTGATCGTGGCTACGGTGCCGGCGAGCAAGACGCTGGCGGACGGGCGCAACACACACCTGATCGTCGAGCCGGCCGAGTGGTGGTTCCCTAAGCTGGCGCTACGTTGGCGGATCAAGGAGTTTCAGGACCGCAACGGATACTTCGTGTGTGTGGGAGAGGCGAGGTGACTGCTTTAGCCTATCGTGACGGGGTAATGGCGGCCGATACCGCCTGCTATGCGGGCGAGACGCTCCAGGGCTTCACCACAAAGATCGCGCGCGGGCCGGATGGATCATTGGCCGGGGCGGCAGGCAACACAACGCTATGCCATGAATTTCTGGAGTTGTGGCGCGAGGGTATAAATGCCGGCGGTTGGCGGCCAACAATCGTAGGCGAGGCTCGTTTTAGCGCGATCGTGGTTATGCCCGATGGTCTCGTATGGGAATGGGATGAGACTGGGCGCAGCTTATCCCGCGCGCCGTTCCATGCTGATGGGTCAGCTCACCCGATGCTGATTGGCGCAATGGCCGCGGGCGCATCGGCCGAGGAAGCGGTTGAAATCGCGATCCGGTATAGCGCGCATTGCGGCGGTGAAATCCAGGTGGAGCGGCTAAGCCATGCGGGCGTGCTGCCTCGCTCAAGATTGGAGCCGAAGATGCCTGGCGGCGCGGCCATTCCAAAGGACGCGGCAGCATGACGTTACCGATTTTCATTGGATACGACGAGCGCGAGGCCGAGGCGTTCGACGTCTGCCGCGCCTCGCTGCTACGCCATACCTCGGAGCCGCTGCATATCGTCAGGCTGGACCAAGCGGCGCTGCGGCGCGCGGGGTGGTATCGCCGCGAATGGCGGCATGTTGAGGGTCAAATGGTTGATCTAGGCGACCTTAAACCATTTAGCACCGCGTTTGCATTTACCAGGTTCCTGGTACCGGCGCTGTCGCTGTATGACGGGTGGGCGTTGTTCTGTGATGGAGATTTCCTGTTTACCGATGATGTCGCGAAGCTGTTTGCGCTTGCCGATGACCGATACGCGGTGATGTGCGTCAAGCATGACCACGATCCGGCTGAGACGAGTAAGATGGGTGGCATCGTGCAAAGCCGCTATCGCCGAAAGAACTGGTCGAGCCTCACCCTCTATAACTGTGGGCACCCCTCGAACGGTAATCTAACCGGGTACATGGTCAACGAGTTCGCCGGGCAATGGCTGCATGCGTTCAACTGGCTGACCAATGATGAGATTGGGGCGCTGCCGATCGAATGGAATTGGCTGTCAGGCATAAGTCCGGACGTTGGCAAGGTGCCTGCCGGCATTCATTTCACGCTCGGCGTCCCGACGATGCCGGGGTGCAACAACAGCCCCCACGCTGGTCGCTGGTTGGCTGAGCGTGCCTTGATGCAAAAGGGCGCCGAATAGATGCCGGTATCTGTCACATATTTGGTCCTCCAGCAAACCATTGCCGACGAACTCGGCAACCGCACGGACTTGCTTGAACCGCTTAGCGATAGCGGGCTTGTTTTGTCGCCCATTGAAAACGCTATCCAGTCTGCCATAGCGAAGTGGGAACGCGAGCAGTTCTTTTTCAACGAGATTTACGACAGCGCCACGCCATTGTTTACGACGGTTGCAAATCAGGAACTTTATACGTCGGTGGATAATTCCCGCATAGCGTCCTCGCCGTATATCTATAGCCTTCATGCGCTGATAAACAGCAATCGGTGGCCATTGACGAAACGGACATGGGACTGGATGGAGGAGATTGCGACCAATCCGGCAGAGCGGGGTCAGCCAACAGATTGGGCGTATCTGGGGCAGACGATCCGCCTCCACCCGATCCCGAATGGGGCCTATCCAATTCGGTCGAGCCGCCTGGATATTCTGCCGCATGTATTCATCCTAGATGAGAGTTTGCTTGATGGAACCGAGGTTCTCGCCCCTGGTGAAACCGGTGTATGGTCATCTTATGCATATGACCTGATTCGTACTGAGGCGAAACTCATACTTGCGCAGGAGGTGTTACACGACGATGATCTGGCGCGGCGCATGAAAATAGCGATTTACGGCGATCCTGCGCTACCGAGCGATCGAGGGTATCTCTATAGCCTGAAGGCTGAGACAACGCGCCGCGTATCGACCAGACGGGTACGAGCGACTCATTTTTAATGGCTGCTCCTCTCGTTCTTCCTGTTGCCGAATTCATGCCGGATCAGCCGGATCAGCCGGCGAGTGGATCGGCTGTTATCCAAAACGTGTTCCCGCGCACCCTGGCCAGTTATGGCGGTATTAATGCGCCGGTGGCGGTCTACAATGCGCTCAATAGTCGTTGCCGGGGCGGCTTTGGGGTCCACGACAAATTCGGCAATGTGTTCATGTTTGCTGGATCGAATAGCGATCTGTATCTGCTTAAAGCTGGCGGGACGGATTGGGTTAACAAATCCGTAGCGCCTGGGTTTTACGATACCGGCGTTAATGTTTGGAACTTTGTATATTTTAACGGACAGGTAATTACTACAAATTATACGGCAATACCGCAGCATTATATATTGTCGCCGGAGAGTAGCGTATTCAGCTTTCTTAGTGGGGCACACGCAGTCCCTCGCGCTAAATACATAGCGGTTGTGAAGAATGCGTTTCTTGCTTTGGGCAATACCTACGATGATGTAAATGGGGAGATGCCGCAGCGCGTGTGGTGGAGCGCGGCCGGTGATCCAGAAAATTGGCCGGTGCTTGGTACTGATGAGGCGGCACAGGTGCAATCCGGTGCTGTTGATCTGCTTGGCGGCGGCGGCGACGTACAAGGCTTTGCCCCGGATTTGATCAATGCGGATGCGGTAGTGTTCATGGAATACGGCTTGCGTCGCATGATGTATGCGGGGCCGCCGGATGTGTTCTCGTTCTTACCGGTCGAGAATGCGCGCGGGACGCCGGCACCTAGCTCGATCGTCGTACAGGGCGGCATCGCGTACTATTGGGGGCAAGACGGAATATATGCGTTTGATGGGGGAAGCAGTCAGCCAATTGGTGCCGGTAAGGTAGATAAGTTCCTATTGGGGGACGGGAACCAAGTTGGCGATGTCAACATGGCGCATATCAAGCGTGTGGTAGGTGCTGCCGATGCGTTGAATAAGTTGATCTGGTGGGCGTATCCGTCTACTGCGAGTTCTGGCAATCCTGATCGACTGCTTTGCTATAGCTGGGAGCTTGGCCGCTTCTCGTTAGTGCTTTTGACATGCGAGACGATCTTCCGGTTGTTATCGGTTGATGCGACGCTTGGTAGCAAATTACAGATAGCGCTGTTCGATGCCACGCATAAGATGAACTTTTTTACCGGCGGAGCGCTCGCCGCCACGGTGGATACGCAGGAGCTGCAGCCGGTCCCCGGAAGACGGGTTTTCATAAGGAATTCCCGCCCGATGGTTGATGGACTGTCGTCGGCTCCAACGGTTGCCATTGGTCACCGCGAGCGGCTTCAGGATGCTGTTTCGTTTAGTCCTGCTGTAGCGCTAAACGCGATGGGAATGTGCCCTGTGCGCCGTTCGGGGCGCTTGGTGCGTGGTCGGATTACCGTGCCTGCCGATGCGACAACCTGGTCGAATATTTCGGGGATTGAGCTAGACGTGGTTCCGCAGGGCTCGCGCTGAACAATGGGGATCTGGGACGAGCCCGCTGGGGCGTTCCCTGCCGCGCTGGCGCAGGACGGGGTGCTGGCTAGGGCGCTGGCATCGCTCTACGACAATCGGATTATCCCGATACCGCGGGGCACGGCGGAGGAAGCCGGGGCGGCGCTATATGGGATGACAGGGATACCGGACATTCAGGCGGGCGCGCAGGCAATGGGCCGGGGCGAGTATCTGCCGGGGTTGGGGCAGATGACGTTCGGAGTGCTGGGTGCGGGCGCGCTGGGAGCGCCTGTGGCGCGGGGAGCGATGACGGCGGGCCGTGAGGCGCTGGGAGCGGTCCCCGGCGTTCTGGCGGACACGCGCGGGGCTATTCGGGCCTTTCACGGCTCGCCCTACGACTTCGAGCGGTTCGACATGAGCAAGATCGGGACCGGCGAGGGGGCGCAGGCTTACGGGCATGGGTTGTATCTGGCCGAGAGTGAGGACGTAGCGCGGGTCTATCGTGATCAGGTCAAAGACATGGCGGCGATTGCGGCGGCGAATGCGCGGATGTCTGAATTGGCACGTCAAATGGACCCGTTGCGCAAGCCGGGAACGCTCCGCGAGTTCACTGATCCGCGAGGCAATGAGCTTGTGGCTGAATATGATCGTTTGATGGCCGAGAAGATGAAGCCTGGTCGCATGTACGAGGCGCGGATCAACGCCGAGCCGGAGCAGTTCTTGGATTGGGACAAGCCGCTCGTTCAACAAAGCGAGGCGGTACGATCGGCACTTGAGAATGCTGGGGGTGCCGCTTCTTATATTGGTAATAGTGGCATGCCTCTTGGTCATTTTATCAGACAGGCAGGACGTAATCGGTATACTGCAAGTGATTTATTCAATCGAGGAGGCGAGCCGCTAACCATGACTGACGCGGATGTATCCGCGCGTCTTTGGGAAGCGGGCATCCCCGGCAGCCGGTATCTTGATCAGAGCAGCCGCACGCCAATGGGACCGGCGACATACACAGGTGAATTGACTGCGCAGCAACGGGCTGGATTGGATGCGCTCAATGCTTCGGGACAATCACGCCGATGGGAAGTTGATGCGTATACGCTGCTTAAGCAGTTGATAGAGAATTATCAGCAATCAGCCGACGCACTCGCGCGCGGAAACAAGGCAGTTCTACCGAATGTTGGCGAGAAACTAGCGGGAATGCGGGCGCTAGATCCTGAAAAGCTAGTGGGGCCGACGCAGACGAGCAACTACGTCGTGTTCGACGACAAGCTGATCGACATCATCCGCAAGTACGGGCTGGCGGGGTTGGCCGCGCCTGGCGCACTCGCGCCGGCATACACAGGAGAACGATAGAATGCCGGGTCTTGTACAATCGCTAATCTCCGCGCAAGTAGCGGGGTCTACGCTCTCCGCCACTACATCGGCGACCTCGATCTTGCCGGCGCAGGCGAAATTGACGTTTCCGGCCAACTATTTTGATTATGTTGGCCGCCGTATGAAGATCACGGCGCAAGGGCAGATATCGAATATCGTCACGACGCCGGGCACGCTGATCCTCGATCTACGGCTCGGCGGTACCGTTGTCTTCAACGGCGCGGCGATGCAACTGTCCACGACGGCGCATACCAGCGTGCCGTGGTGGTGGGAGGTAGAGTTGACCCTACGGGCGGCTGGCAGCGCAGCGAATTTCATGGGGCAGAGTAAGTTCATCTCGCAGGCGGTGAGCATTTCAGGTGCTGACCCGACAACGGGACATTCGATCGTCCTTGCGCCCAATACCGCGCCGGCTGTCGGGACCAACTTCGATGCGACAGCGGCAATGCAACTCGATCTGTTCGCCAAGTTCTCTGTGTCCGATGCGGCCAACGCAATCACATTACAGCAGTTCGAGGCGCAATCTAACGTGTTGTATTGATGGGGATGGTCGACGACCATGCTCATACCGGTCGCAGTCCGGTCGGCCTTTGTGCCGACCATGCACGGGATGCGCCGATTGCGCAGCGTCGGCGGCGGTTTTGGGCTTGGTAGCGGCGCTACGCAATCTGGGGCGGCGATGCTGTCGGTTGCAAGTGGCAATGAATTGCGAATGTCGCTTGCTACCAAGTTGGCGGCGATCAGGGGTTTTGTCGGCGTAGGAAGGCGTGGCAGCCCAGCCCTTCATGGGGCTGCTATCGGTGCGCCTGGCGCGGGGATAGGCGGCGGGGCAAGTGGTCCGGGAGAGCTGGTATCACCAGTTGGCGGTGCGGACGCGATTGGATATCGCCCGGCGCCGCTCTCCGAGGCTCCGCCCGGCACGTTGCAATATGCAGCCAGCGAGCGATGGGTGCGCAGGATTGTCGATACTGTTAATAACAGTTTGCGCGGCAAGCTCAATGTGACGTTGGGCGTGACGCTGACGGCAAATGCAGGCTCGACAATCATTTTGGACGCGCGGATCAGCGCATTCTCGGCGCTGGTGTTCATGCCGCTGAGCGCAAATGCAGCAGCGGAGCAGGCGGCAGGCACCATGTATGTGAGCGCGCAGAAGACGGGGCAAGCAACGATCACGCATGCGAATAACACGCAGAGCGACCGTGCATTTCGCCTAATTGTGTTGGCCTAAACGGGAGATAGCCATGTTTTTCGACAAGATGAACGGCGGCGCCGGGATGGGACCAGGCATGGGAATGAGCGGAGGCGCGGCGGGCCTCACGTCTCCCGGCATGAATCCGCAATCTCTCGCTGCGCTGATGGCGATGTTCGGCGGTGGGGGAGTTGGCGGCGGGATGGGTGGTCCGATGATGGCCGGGCCACAGCTACCAGCGCTTCCTGCGCGGGGTGGTATGGGTGGTCCGGCGATGCCGCAGATCCCGCCCGTGCCGGGACCACAAGCCGCGCCAGCTGCCGCGATGCCTGCGATGCCTGCAGCAGCACAGCCGAACCTGATGGATATGCTGACGAAAATGGATCCGGCGAAGTTACAGGATCTGATGGCAAAATTGGGTCTCGGTACTCCTCAGAGCGCGCCTCCGATGGGTGACTGGTCCGCGCGGCCAAATCCCGGTTTGCTGTCGGGTCTGTTTGGCGGTGGGGGAGGAGGCGGCTACTGAGTATTTGCTGCGTTCCGGTTGAGCACATGCACTTTATCTGGCCGCAGGTCAGAGCATTCATTGATGCAGCGCTTGTTCGTACCGGCGGGAGGTTCCTCGCCGGGGATGTGCTCGATTTGTTGCTGAATGGCAAAGTGCGATTATGGGTGTCGTGGAACGATGAAGAAAAGCAGGTTGACGCAGCGATCGTGACCGAGATTATTCAATATCCGCGCTTGCGTGAGTTGCGTATCTGGTTGGTCGGAGGGCGCAACATGAAGGCGTGGTTTGCTGACGCTGAGGCGCTGATTGCTGAGTTTGCACGCGACAAAGGGTGCGCGATGATGGCAAGCGGCGGGCGTCATGGCTGGCTGCGCGTCATAGGCGCGGAGTGGCGTCAGACCGGCCCTACGTGGGAAAGGAACCTATAGCATGCCAGGCGGCGGCAAAGGTGGCGGAGGTCCGTCCGGCACTACTACATCTACTGCGAATACCGAACCGTGGGGGCCGCAGCAGGAATATCTGAAGGACGTTTTCTCCAGCGCGTCGAACCTATATCACGGGTACACGCCGCAATATGCGCTAGGCTCAACGGTACAGGGGCCAAATTGGG